TCAATCGCTGTTGTTCGTTCATCGTACTTATAAATTTATCTCTCTCTTCTTTCGATTCCTTATTACGCTTCTCTCGTTCTTCCTCCACTTTTTCGCGTTCTTCTTTCATTTCTATTCTTACAATTTTTGAATCATCCCAAATTCTTTTTGTGATAATTAGTAAGATTATAAAAAGCGCTACAAAGAGCGCCGCGAAGAACATTTCTTTCGCTAAAGCATAATCAAAAACTTTTGTTAGCCCATCATACATTTTCATCATCCCCCATAAAAAATAAGCCTATTCGGCTTCTATTTCTTCTGACTGTATTCGTTGTTGTTCTTGTTTTAGCTCATCCACTTTTGCTTTTACCTGACCTCGCAAATTCGCAGGAACTTCTTCAATAGTTTTTCGATTATTCATCACTAAATTCACGTAAATTGGTATCATATAAGCCATTTCATCACCCTAAATTACTTTCGAACAATGCCGCTAACGCTTCTTGGGTGAGTAGTAATTCCTCTCTTAATTTTTCTATTTCCGTTTTTTCTGCGGGTATGATTGGATTTTCTAATTCCCATCTTTTCTTGTCTTCGTCCCAATCTTCCCCATTCCAACGCGGATAATACATTGCTCTTGCTATGCCGTTTTCGATTATGGAAGGTTCAATATTTGTAGAATTTTTCGGTTGATTGATTAAACCTTTTTCATCTTCAAACACAAGTATTGTTTCGAGATAATTGCCATTTTCATCATATGCGTAAAACTGTTTATAGTTCATGTTTACTCCTCCTAATTGCCAACTTCGTATAATATCGTTGAAAGGCTTACGTACGAAGGATTAGCATTATCTGTAGATGACACTTGTAATAGCTTTCCGTCAACTGGAATAGCAATACGACCACCGTTCCCGTTATTTGAAGTGGCAGCACCGTAATAAGTGACAATTGGTCTTGTGCCAGCGGGCATTGTTGCAAGAGTACTATTTGCTGTACTAATAAATGTACCAGCAACTGATCCGCGGAATTCAGCAAAAGTTTTCAAACCGGTAGAAGTTTGTTTTGCTACCAGTCGATATTGAGGTGTATTACTGTCGCCAGTTGAGTAACCGGAGGCGAGGGGTACATTTATCCAAGCTCCGTAACTATCCATCTTGCTATCTGTATATGCTTTAGCAGAGTTTAATGCACTATCCGCTTTTGCTTGTGATCCCGCAGTAGTTTCTTTTGAATTCCAATTTGTTTTATCTGTAGTTGTTACATGAATATTTGTGTCGTTTATATGATTTTCAAAATCTACTTTCTTGGGGAATTGGTCTGGATTGAGACTTTCGAGTGTGATTTTTAATTCAGTAGTTTGTTCATGCAAATTATCAATTTCATTTTGAAGAATTTCCACTTTTTCGTTAAATATTTTTTCGTAATCATCCCATTTTTCAACATAATAGGTAGCAACGGGCAAAAAATTATCATCAATCATCGCTTTTTCAATAACAAAACTAAAACGATTGATTTGCATTGTTTGATTTGGATATTTAACGTACAATTCTGCATTAGCTTGTCCGTCGTGACTTATTTGCTCATCAGTCAATGAGTATTCAAAAACACCTTCTGTTCTGTTAATTATTTCTGGATTAACAATGTAGCTACTTTCGTATTTTTTGCCAACAGACAATACCATAGCAAGCGTTACCTCTGCCGCGCTTGAAAGTGGTAAATTGTTATCATCTTTTTTTGCAGTAAACTTTAATCGCGCAGTCCCTCCAGAGTCTTGCGTACTAAATTTTATCTGAGGAACATTAGCTTTAGCGTTCTGTGCACTAACAGAAAAATCAAGAATAGCTGATTTAAAGATTTGATTTGTCATTAGAATATCTGACCTCCCGCTTGTTTCAATTCTGCGGTAGTAGCGTTTAAAACTGGCGTACCAGACTTAACCAAAATGCCTCCGCTAGCAGCTTTTAAGCCGACATTCGAAGTTGCTTCGCAAGTGTTTGTTGATGCGAATAAAGCATGTCCCATATATTCAGAGGACATAATAATGTTTTGATTTTTAAAATAGTTGCTATAACAGTTACCTCGAGATTGATTGTATTGCACAGTTGTAATATTAGTTGCTTTCAAATTAGTGTCAAATCGGCATTTAGTAACTGTGCCGTACCAGCACCTTGCAAACTGAATTACCGTAGAATTATTATTCACTGCCGTACTCATAGAATTAAGTCCTTGTACCACGCACTGAAACATGATGCCAGAAAACAGAATACTTTTAACAAAAAAACCTGTTTGTCCAGTTGTTGGGTCGATTGTTGCTAAATTTGTAGGCTGGATATAAAAGCATTCTGCGCCGCTGAACGACTGTACTACTACATCTTCGTTATATTGCCCCGGCTCACAAAAGATATAAATAAAGCCTCCTACTTTTACTTTCGGAACCATATTTACAGCTTTTTGAATCGTCTTGAATGGTGCATCAATAGCTCCTGTTCCTGTTACATCATTTCCGTTTGTTGAACTAACATAATACTCAATATTTGATGCAGAATTACCGTACAATTCATCTAGTTTACTTTTTAATACTTTATTTTCTTCGTTTACTGTTTGAAGTAGCGCATTTGATTCAGCTAAATCACTTGCAATTGCTGAATAGTCACCATTTAGCCGCGAGTTTAAAGTGCTGTAGACTTGACCGTTTTTGCTAGTTCTAGCATCTACTACTTCAGTAATATTATTTCCGCCAGCTTCTAAAACAACATTATCAATTCTGTTATTAGTTGCATTTATATCTACATCTTTTGCTAATGAATCTTTTTCTAATTTTTCCATATTAGCATTAAACTGCTGATACTTATTAGAATCAAAAAGTGTATTTCCCCATTTATCAAGATTTAACATCTATTTCGCTCCTTTCAATACTTTTGCTAATTGGGCCATTATTGATACTATCGACTTTTTATTATTTGAAAGTGTGATTTCTGGCGCTTTTATTGTGAATGGGTATTTTTTATATGCAACTATCTGCACATCATAATCAATGCCAAGCGGTTCATAAATAAATAGAACATAATCACCTTTTTCACACTCATAATCATTCTTCAATATCACGCTTCCTGTTGTTGCTGGATAGTCTTGTAATTCAAGTTTAAGTCGCCTTTGCATGTTACCTACAACAGTGTATCGTTCATCTGAAACGGGTTCTTGCCAACGAATGCCCCATTTTTCTGCTTCCGGGCTAGTGTATGTGACTGGAGAAAAATAGTTATTTCCGTTACTATCAACTTTTCCATATCCTTTAATTTTCGTTTTTAACGAAAGAGTATCAATATCAAAACTTGCTTCGTCTGTATTGTATTTATATCTGATGAAATTTTCTGTCTTAGCTCCATAATTTTCGCGCGGTTTAAATACTAAGTGTCGATTGTCTGGTATAACGACTACTCCATAATCATCGAGTAATTGATCAATAAGTGTTAAGTAGTTGTTATTTCCAAAGTTTTCTTGTTGAACTTTTTCTAGTATATTGGAAGGGTCTATTATCTCCCATGAAAAGCCCCTGCTATCAGATTTAAAGATATGAGTTAAGCACTGTTCTAAAGTAAAAGAACCTGTTATAGTGTCGTCTTGTCGCCCATCTTGACATGTATAATAAATGTGAGGCGCTTTAATATCTTTCGATAGCGTTTTTCCGACAGCATCATGACTTAATTGTTTAACGACAAATTCTTGCCCTCCAAAAAAAACAGAACTTTCATAATCTAAAAAAGAATAGCAGTGAGCGTTCTTGGGAGTTTGTACTACCTTAAACTCAATACTCCACATCTCGTTTTCTGTCCAACTTTCGCAAAAACTATCTTTATCGAAATCTGTTAATATTTCTTCGTTATTCTTCCAAAAATCAGCAACTATAATATCGCTATTCATATATTCACCTACTTGTACAAAAAGGAGAAATCCCACTTCGTATCTAAATGACTAGTATTGCTAATCTCGATAAGATTCTCTCCTTTTTTCAAACTTATTAAACCGTGATTCGTGTTACGACCGCAGGGATTTCCGTTTATTCTAGGTGTAGCGCAATCAATAATTAATGTGTCTGTTGTACTTAACGATGGATAATAGATAAATCTATCGCCTGTCGTAATATTATTAATTGTTAATTCTCCTTCATTCTGACCACGCAAAGTAATTGCTAAATAATGTTCGCGCGGGTCTATGTCAAAACTACCGCCATTATAAATGATGAAACGACTTTTAGTGTGAGTATATCTATAATCCTCCATTGCTAGACCTTGACCAAATTGCCATTTATCGCAATCAATTTCAGAATCGCTAAGCGTAGAACTTAGCGATTCTGAATAACCTCGAAACACATCGAATTCAAGTGTCAAATCTGCGTATCCCGGAGCTTTGCGGTCAATACCAACGTCACTCGGATGTACTCTATATTTTTTACCAGGCGTTTTAGAATGAACTAAAAAATACTCGCTCCTTTGATAAATCAATTCCATTAACTCATCTAGTTTTACGTGGTATAAGTCTGCTGATTCTGTTCTGAAATGGCACAAAAACGAGATAGGAAACATGCTAAAGTTACTGTCTGTCGTTCTAGCGCCGTCAGAACCAGCGAATTCAGTATAATTATTAACTATTTGCGGCGGTTCTCTGCTCACTTCTCCTACCTCTAAATCAAATAATTCATTAAGCATATATGTTTTACCTTCAATTACTAATGCCAGCGATGTAGCCATATTATAGCCCCTTCCCATAGAATGCTAGTGATGTAGAACTTCCTAAGTGATTATTTGTATTATCTGCAAGATCCTTGCCGTCAACATAAAAGTTAATAGGTCTATCGCCAGATTGTTGAATAGCTTTGATTAAATCAGCGTTGCTAGACTCTTTTGTTTTGTTGTCAATAATTGTTTTGACGGTGATAGTTCTGTTTAAATCTACGCTTTTTAGGCCCAATGCTTTTTCTGCAGAGATTTTCGGGAGATTGATAGCCGGTACCGTCATATTAGAAGCGGCGTTTACTACTTTATCAACCATTTTGTTAGTTGATTGAACAGCTCCTTTAGCGCCAGCTAAGACTCCATTTCCAAGGCCTCCCGTGAAGAATTTTCCGAGTTCGATGGCCACACGTGAAGGAGAATGAATTTTAAGCGCCTTTTTCACTGAATTAGTGATTGTGTTAGCAATGCTCTTAGCTGTTTTTTCTAGTTGTTTTTTCTGACTGTTTAGTCCGTTTATTAAACCTCTTGCTGCGTTAATACCAGCAGAATACATCGCATTAGCCGCTGTGTTTCCCATTGACTTAGATGCTGAATTGATTTGATTCTGCGTGCTATTAATCGCTTTGATAGTTTTAGCGTCAGACTTAGCAAGAGCTTGCGCATAAGATGAACCATTTTCTACTCCCGCCTCCAGAATGTCGTTTATAATGTCTTTGCTAACGCCTTTTTTGCGCAATTTTTCCACATTCGCTTGAAAAGCTTTGATTTCTTTTAAGCGTTTCTGCATTTCTTGTTGAATCGATTTTGGATTTTCTGGGTCTACATTGCTAATTGATCCATAACTTTTCATTTTTTCAGTGATTGAAGCAGCATACTCTTTACTTTGTTTCGTCAAGTCCGCCATTTTAGTATTAGCGGCTTTTAATTGAGCGACGACTTTATCACGTTTCTTAGCTGTTGCAGCTAATCTATTTGTTTGTTGAACAATGTAACCTTCAATGCTATTCAATGCTTTAGCTTGTTTGAGTTGACCACGACTCTTATTCTTAGAATGCAATCCCGCGTCAATCGCTGAGGATATTTTGTCTTTCAACGTACTGGATAGTTTTTTGATTTGCGATTCAGTTCCAAGCGCCCCAGCAACGAGATTACTTGCGGCTTTATTAACTGCTTTCGTCTTGCTGGCAATACCTAATGAGTAACCAGAGCCGAAGTCTCCACCTAATTTTTTAGATTTTTTAGCAGGTGAATGCGAGTCTTGTTTTTTCTGAACTGCCGCTAGTGCTTTATTTGCCAAAGAAGCAGCCGCTTCTCCAACAGCGCCCATACCACTCAAAATGCCGTTTACGTATCCAGAAGCAAAATCAGAACCAACTCCACTAGAATCAACCGAACCAGCACCGGATTTAGCAGAATTCCCCACGCTTGACCCAGCTGAATAAGCGCCGCCTTTTCCTCCCATAACTCCATTGTTAAAGCCCGCGCTGTCTTTTGAACCAACTGCTTTGAATGCGTTCGGGTCTGTCGCGCCTTCTTTTGCTTTATTTTTAACTGCTGAACCAGCTGATTTAGCAGCGCCTTCTTTACCTTTTACACCGTCCGCAAAGTTCTGTCCGCCAGTTTGACCTTTTGTTTTCATTTCCGATTCAATAGAGTCAGTGCCCATTTTTACGCCATCGACTAAATATTTGCCAGCTCCCTGAAAATCGCCGGATTCGATAGCAGTTAAAAATTGATTTTTTCCGTTTTCCCCATTCAAAAACATGCCGTTTGGTAAGCTAGAAATAGTACTTAGAACATCATTATTAATATTTAAAGCTGCTGTAGTATAATCGCCGCTTTGAAGCGCTGTGACAAAAGCTTGTACTCCTTCTCCGCCACGCTGACCCATTATGCCAGCTAATCCTGCTAACGTATTATCAATTGATGTGCTTGTAGAAACAAAGTTTTGCCATAAAGCGGATAACTGTTCATCACTAATATTTCCAAGCTGAGACAAACCGTTTGCGAATGTTTGTGCGTTTAAAGTTCCGCCATTCGCAATAATTGAGTTCATTTCAGATGCCCAATTTTTAAGGTTAGTAGACAATGTTTGATTTTTCTTTGTTTGTTCGTCGATTTGGATTTGATAGTTCGCTTTTTCGGTTTCAGTTGAAGCGTCCGCTTTTTTCTTTTTCAAATCAGCAAGCGATTTCTCGCCAGTTTCAACAGCTTTTTTCTTTTCTTCATATAAGCTCTTTTGAACTTCTAAGCTCGTATTTCTTTCCTTTTCATTTAAGCTTTTACCTTGTTCTAGTCGTAGTAAATTTGCTTCAACATATAGCTGATTTTGTTTCGCTAATTCTGTTTGAATATCAGTAGTTTGTTGTTGTAAAAACTTCTTCTGCTGAGCTGTTAACTCTTGCCCATCGGCCCAACGATTTGTTTTTAGCATATTTGAATAATCACTTTGCAAAGTTAGTAATGTGCTATTATTCTTTGTTGTTTCGTCTACTAAAGTCTTATTTGCATCTGCTATAGCTTTTTTACGCTTATCTCCTTCTAGGCTTTGCGCCTTTTCCATAGCAGCAGTATAAGCATCTTGTGACTTTTTAGCTGATTCTTGATACTGACTGTATAGCTCTTTAGCAGAATTCAAGAACGACTTAGTTTTCTCGCTAAGTTTATTGCCGTACTGATCTACTCCACCGCTTAACATCGTATCAATTGCTTGATTTGACTTCGAAACTGTTGTTTCTGTTTGCTTAGCAGTAGATTCAACTATCTTCAAGCTGTTAGCTATCTTTTTATTAGATGTTTCTGCTTTTGCACCTGTTTTTTCAGCTTCTCCACCCATTTCTTTTAAAGACTCAATAGTGCCCGTGAGCGCATAATTATCTTTGTTAAACGCATCTTTAATAGCAGAACCCGCATCGACAAAAGCATCTTTGGACTGTTCTAAGCTTTTCTTAGCGCCTTTTAAATCACCTTGTAGCACTTGAAATGCCGCTTTAATAGCATAGTAAAGTCCTTGCAGTCCTTTAATCGCAACTAACACAATTCTTGCTAGCACTTGAATAATATCAACGACAGTCGCTAACACAATACCAAAAGCGACCCAAACGCCAACACCAATATATTTCAATATATCTTTAAATCCGCTCCCAACGGGTTTTAGAGCTGATACTATTTGTTTAAAAACATCTACTATCTTGCCGAAAGAGTTTTTCACCGCTTCCCACATGCCAGATAGAAAGTCTTTTATCCCTGCCGTGTTTTCCTTGAAAGCGGTATACATGCCATATAGAACTGCAATTACTGCACCTACAATAGCTATTACTGCGCCAGAAGTTACAATAAAATATTTCATTGCAAAGGCTAGGTTTTTTATAGCAGTGATAGGGTGTCTAATAGTTTTTGCCAGTTTCATGAAACCTGTAGCAATAACAAAAAGACCGTTCTTCAAAGGAACAAACATTTTCCCTATATTTGAAAAAGCTACATATACACTAGAAACAGCTTGCAAAGCCAACATAGCGCTTACTACTTTCAAGATAGTTGGGGCAAGCTTTACCATAACAGGTATTAATTCTTTTATTTTCTGAATCATATCAGAAAGCTTTTTCTGGAATTCTGGACTAGCTGTTACTGCCGCAAACTGTTTAAATGCGTTTTTAGCAACATCTAGCGCTTGAATAATCGGGCCTTTTAAATTTTCTGCAATGTTGGCCAAGCTTTTAACTGCTGCTGTTTTCATGTTTGCAAATGACCCGCTAATAGTATTACCTGCTGTTTTTGCAAGTCCTGCCATTTTTGCAGTATTACCAGCCATTCCTGTAGTACCTTCTTCAATACCTTTCGTTAGCATTGCAATAGCTTTAGTTGATTCCAATGATCCTTCAGAAACATATTTTTTCATTTCTCCAACGCTTTTTCCTGTCGAGTTTGCTAAAATTTGCCAAGCCGGAACACCGGCGTCTACTAATCTGTTAATATCATCGGAATAAGCGACACCAGATGCTTGTAAAGCTGAAATAGCATCTGTCATCTGGTCAATTGATTCTGAACCATTTCCGACACCATAGGCAGCGTCAGCAATAGCGGTGAATACAGGTTTTACATTCGCCGCTTTCATGCCTGCCGCAACCATTTTTTTAGCGCCTAAAGCGACGGCATCGAGCGCAATTGGTGTACCATCGATAGCCGCTGTAAGGTCTGTCATAACTAGTTGCGCATCTTTTGCTGAACCAGTAAGGACTGTTAACGATTTAGTTGCAGTATCAATCGTATCAACTCGACCAATAGCGCTACCCACAACATTTTTAGTTGCTGCAATTAATCCGAACGCTGCTGCTAATCTGAGAATACTAAAGCGAGCTTGTTCGGCGGGCTTTTCAACTGAATTTTTAAGCGCTTCACGCATTCCGGCGCCTGCACCTTTCGCCGCCGCTTTCGCTGCGTTAAATCCGCTTACTAATCCACTTTTAATTAACGAACCAGTGCTTTTTGCAATATTCCCTAGGCCTTTTAATGCTGAAATACCAGCTTGGCCAGCCGCTTTAGCTCCGGATTTCACAGCGCTAAAGCCTGTTTTTAATGCTGATTTCACTGTTGTTCCTGTCGTTTTCGCCGCGCTTGCTACAGCGCTAAAAGCTGTTTTCATTGCGCTACTTACTGCTAACGCTGCTGATTTTGTAGCACTAGGAATAGCTTTCACAGCGCTAATAGTTCCTTTTACGCTCATATAAGCAGCAACTACCACCGCTTTGTAAGCTACTACGAAACTGTTTTTCACTGCTGTAGCCGCTGTTTTAGCAGCTCCTGGAATACTTTTAATAACTTTTACAGTAGTTTGAGCAAAAGAAATAGCAGCCGATTTAGCTGCTTGTAAACTACTTACTAATGCGGATTTAATAGTGATTCCAGCGCTTTTAATTGCGCCGGGGATGGATTTAATGACATTAATTGATATTTTAACAGCTGACACAATACTACTTTGTACTGTCTTAGCAATTGAAAAGAAGCCGTTTTTGATATTAACTGCTGTGTTTTTGATACTCGTTCCAAGATTTTTAACCGCTGTAATAGATGCTTTAGCAGCGTTTACGAACCCGTTTTTTACTGTTGATGCCAGTTTAGATAGTGCCGCTTGTACATTCGAAGGCAACTCACGCATAAAGCTTAAACTAGCTTTTAAAGCATTCGAGCCAGCACTTCCCATACTTTTAAACGCATTTACAAACGTGTCTTTTAATCGTTTCGATTGACTAGCTATATCCGAAACCGCTTCTCTATAGGCTTTATCTAATGCCGCCCCTGCATTTGTTCCAGCTTTCGCTAAATCTTTTTCAAACGCATCAAGTTGTTTATCTGCTTTTTTATCGTCTAAACTAATCTCAATTACTACTGATCCATCGCTCATGTTCTCACCTCTAATCTAGTCTTGTAATTTATAATGATTTTTCAATTTTATAAGTGCTTCTCGTTCTTTTTCGGAACCTTTGCCAGTCGGCAATTCTGTTTGTCGAATATTCATAATAGACTTAATTGCTGTATCGTCTCGCAAACTATCGAATAATGCGCGAAATTTATACCAGTGAAGCTTTCCTCGTACGTCTATTAAATCAATATTGTAATCTTGTAAAAACGAAGCATAAATATAATCACTATCTTGTGTTAATGAATAATAAGCTTGCTCTTCCTCGCCTTCACCCGTTGCTACTGGCATTTTATTACCATCTATATCATATTGAATCCCTTTAGCATCGTCTTTTACAATATAATTTTCGAAAATGTCTAGTAGGACTAAAATTTTTTCTTGTATGCTTTGATACGGATTATCTTCATCAAATTGCGACCAAGGAGTTTCGTTCTCGAATAAAACTTCAATGGCTAAATTCACTCTAAAGTAATCCTCAAGCCGCGTATCTCCATTTAATTCAAGCACACGAAGAACATTATCAAAAGTTAAATCAAGTTGATAATCTTCATTTTCATAAACGTAAATATCGTTTATTCCATCGGCAAGAGAAAGCATTTAAATCACTTCGCTTTTTTAGTCATTTTTGCTTTATATTTCTTTTGAATTTCACTTTGTTGTTTTTCTACTGAACCAACGATACTTTCTGCAACTTGATCGTATACTTGATACATTTTTAAAATATCTTTGCACTGCTTGTAACATTTAGAGAATGCTTCTTCGTCGTCTAATAAAACTGCATACGCTTCAGTTAAAGCTTCTTTAACATCTTCTTCTAAAGCAAAATAATCTTCTGAACTCATTTCGTCTGTATTATCAATGTTGTATTTATTTAACTTTTCCAGTTTCTTCTTGTACTTCTCATCTGCTTCAATCCATTTGCGGCGCATTTCATCACCTAAACCGACTCTAAACAGTTCCGTGCCAAGTTGAAACTCTTGATATGATTCTTCTAATTGAATATTGATTACATTATTTTGTGCCATGTATGATTTCCTCCAATTTAAAAGCCCCTACTATAAACGTAAGGGCTTCATTTATTAATCTGCTGCTTCTACTGTTACTTGTACTACTTTGTTGATAGAAGGACTTTCTTTAGATGCAACTGTTATGTTTGCTGTTCCTTCTGCTACGCCTTCACCTGTACCCACGCTATTGATTTTTGCCTTCGGTGGATTAGATGAAGTGTAAGTTACTTCTTGGCTAGCTCCCACTGGCAATACAGAAGCATTAATAGTAAATGTTTCTCCTACTTTAACGGTAATTGTATTGTGGTCCACTTCGACGCTGGACGGGCTCTCCTCAGGGTTTTGTAACCGTAGGTGTTTCATCATAAGCGATGCGGCAACCAAACGCTGGGAATTCTGTAGCATCGCCGCCACCCGCGGAGCCTTTAATTTCTGATACAGTTGCTTTGCCGATAGCCGTTTCCGTATCTGGGATTTCGATTTTAAACATAATGCTCCGATTTTCAGGCGTTCTACGTTTAGCGACAATTAAGTTTTGCGCTTCATCTTCACGATCGTGTGTCCCTTCAAACGTGTAAGCTTCTGAGTAACCTAGCACAACCGTTTTTTCGTTGCCATCACCGTCATAATCGCCTTGCTCTTCGGTGTTATCTGACCCATCGTCAGATACGTTTGTAATCCATTTTGACAGGCGTTTCCATACTGGCTCGCCCGCACCATCAACAATTTCAGCTACAAAGTATTTTGTTTTCGCATTTTTAATTCTAGCCATTTTTATTTTTCCTCACTTTCAATATATAATTTGATTTTGAAACTAGCGCTATAAATAAACGTCCCATCATCACTGGCAGAAACAATATTAGGAACACTAGTTGTTTCTTTGTCCTCTAGCACAAAGCTGTTATTTAAGCTCTGTATACTCTCTATTTCTGTGTTATCAAAATAAGCAGTAATAGCATTCAAAACACCTAAAACTTTCATTTCTTGCTTGCTAGAGCCGTTTAGGTTAAAAGAAAAAGACCGCTCGTATGAGCCGTCTTGATAACCTTGTTTATCGTTATTTGGAGTCAGTAGCAAAGCAATCGATTCAGGTTTTAATATCGCTGTTCTTAATTTCATATCTTTTAAATCTACGTTGTTTTCGATAGCATCCATAATACTATCTAAAAAATCTAATGACATTATAATCCCTCCTCGACCGCTTTTTGCGCTACTTTTTCCCAGACGTCCATTTTATCTATTTTTGCCCGTTGGTCCCATTTAGGACCAGCCAACGGATGGTGTGTTAGTGTGAAATTGAAGTTTATACCTTTATACAGCCGTCGCGCATAAATAGATGTCCACATAATTTCTTTGTCATTCATAATAACGTATTGATTTGACAAGTCACCGCTTAAAAACGGCACATAAAGCGCAATATCAGCGGCCGCTTGATTAATTAAAGCAAACTGACCTCTTTCTTTCGCCTTTTTTACGCTCCCTTTTGCTTTTGAGAGGTCCACACGTACTTTAATCGGCATCAAACCACCTCGATTTCCCAATGATGCACGCTATTAGAAGTCGCATAGCAAGGTATAACTTTGACAATCTTATAAGCTTTTCCAGAGAAAAAAATTCTCGATCTACTTATAAAATCAGCTGGCACGTTCATGCTGTTCACTGCATCAATAAAGATAACCGCGTCATATCTATCACTATCGGATAATCCCGCGATTTGATTTGATTTTGAGAAATCAACACGAACATGTTCAATCTCAATGCCTTTTTCATAAACGACTTGATTATGTCTATCTTCTTCTTTGTACGCTTCATAACTAATGTTATGAATTAACCAATCGAGAGGTAACGGAGGGGCGTTTGTTATCGGTTTTAATACTTTCATTAACGAACACCTACCCCGCTATAAAGCAAACCTGTGTGCGCTAAATAGGACCTTACATCACTGCCTACTAATCCGCTGTTCAAAGATGTAGCAGTTGATGCAAAATTACTATCACTAATAGAAGTTCTTCCAATGCTCACGTTATCCGGCTTAGAAACAGCTAACTCACTTGTTCCGCCTGCCTCTTTAAAATACTCAATTTGATTACAAGTAGCCAACTGTATTTGATGCTGAACAAAATCGCTAAACGATTCAATCCCGCTTTTTCGAATTCGGTAAAATGTCACTGAATCAATTTTTCTTTCGGCATGCTTTAACAGTTTGGCAAATTCTTCCTGTTCCAAATGCTCCCCAGCGTATTCATTAGTATAAAATTCTAATGTAGTGTAAGGCATATCACTCACTACCTTCCAATAGAGCCACTAACTCCGCTTTTTTCGCATTACTTGCAAATTCGATATTTCTATTCGCAAGCTCTTCTTTCAATTCTGCTACTGTCATAGCTGAAAAGTCTTTAATCGGCGCGCTATCAGTTTCACCCGACCGCGCCGCCATTAGTTTCCCGCTTTTGGTTGAACAACAGAGAATGCTTCATCTTTGACAACCATGAATCCAAGTTCAAAAGTAGCTTTCAATGCAGCCATATCACGTTCAGCTAGGTTAATTGGTTCACCTTTTTCATCTTTAACTGTTGTCAGAGTCGCTTCCGTTAAAACATCATACTCAATGCCTCGCAAGATGCCGTAGTACGCTTGATTCCAGTCACCAACTAATTCTGAAATATCTTTACCACCAAATGTATATCGAGGGGTATATGCAACTGGAAGGCCTAAAACATCATCTACACCAGACGAAGTTGCAGTGTTAAAAATTGGCATACCGTTGCCATCTTTTGTACTGCGATATTTAACGCGTTGCTTACGAATCGTTGCAATTCCGTTCGGTTCTAAGTCCTCAGCTTCAATTAAACCAATAGCCTCGTTTAAATCGTCATACTTATTAACAGTTTCCTCTACTAAATTACCTGCATCTGTAGCCGATTTAAGAATGTTCCAGTTGTAAGGACTCTCTACACCAGTGAAGACAGCTTGGTCGAATTTCTTATAAAACGCTTCTGCAATTTCTTCTTGCATAAGACTAAAGAAGTTAGTTACGCTATAGTTTAGATTTTCCTTTGTGGTTGGAATAATAACAGCCATTTTTTTAGATCGCATTTTCGCTTTGGTGAATGTTGGTTTACTTGTTTGAATGCGTTCCGCTTCATCTACCCAAAAAGCACCAACACCACTCATGAAAGTAAACTCTTCCTCCGGTTTGTTCATTGGAACAGCTTTAGCTAATTTCATCGCCGCCGAACCATTTTTTACCCCTGTAACAATTTTCTCCGAAATGTTAATCGGAATAGAACCTGTTTTTGCATTTTGCATTGTCGTTGTATCTGGATTAAAACCCATAATTTATTACCTCCGTTTAATAATTATTTGGTGATTCTGTGCTCATTTAGTACCTGGTTAGGCAGCTTTAATGCGCCTTGCTCCCCTGTCCCACCTGTTTGATTTCCACTTGCTCCCCATTTTAGAGCTGAATTTCCGCTTTCTTGAGCAAACAAATAAGCATCGCTTTCCTGCAATGCTTCTAGCTGTTCGTCAAGGCCTTTCAACCCTTCATCTGTTAATTCTAGTTTGTCGTTATCCAAAAGCGCTCTTACTGCCTTTGGGTTTTTCGCTTTTGCACTAGCAAGAGCCAGTTCAATAGCTGAATTCTTTTTGGTTTCGGCAATTTCAGATTGATAATCGGACTCTAAATCTTTGTTTTTTTGCTGCAAGTCCTCGATTTGTTTTTTCAATTCTTCACTAGTACCAGAATCTTTTTTCAAATCGTCAATATCTTTGTCCCGTTGTGTTAGCTGGCTTTTTAAGCCGTCTCTCTCTGCTTCCACCTCAGATAATTGCTGTTTGGCAGCTGTTATGTCCTTACCGTTTTCAGCCATCACTTTATTAATGACTTCATCCTCCAAGCCTAAACCCTTTAAATATTCTCTTTGCATCTTTGTTCCTCCTCCGATATTTTTACGCGGCAACGACCGCGAGAGCCGTCTTTTTACGACTTCCGAACAGGTCGAATGTTAGACATATACTTTTTCTCTGCTATACTGCCTAGTTAAATTGTGCGTTTTTACAAATGCTCTTAGCTTGCTTTGCTTCGTTCTAACAGCCTGTTTTGCTTTTTTAACTGCTAGTTCATCGCCTAATTCTTCGGCAGTTGATAATTTGCGTTTAGCTGCTCTTATATCACGTTCCATTAAGCGTTGTTGTTGACTCAACATATAAACGCGTTTGTTTTCTTCTTCGTCTATTAACTCGCTCTCGTATGGCGCAATGTTAATGCCTTCAATAAAAGCAAAACGATGATGACGGCAATTACAACCGAAAACACCATCACCGTATCCATATCGCAATTCTGGTGAATAAATAGACATGTATTTATTGCCGTATTTCGTTTTTGTTTCTTCAACAGATAACAAACAGATAACTTTGCCTTGAATGATTGAACATGTTGGTCGTGCTCCTGCATGTTGCGAAATACGTACTAAATCCACGCCAAATTCACTCATTCGCTCGTCTTCAATGTTGTTATAAACATTGTTGACGGTTGTTCTAGTAACGGTTCGAACATAAGCCTCGGGTGTCCACCGCTTATTAGCTTTATCTACTAGCGCAGGAACGCCATTTTCAGCGAATTTACTTACTGTCTCAGCTAATGCTTGTCTATGTGTTTTTAAACCAGCTAAGACGCTCTGTGTCGTTTCGTGAATGATATCTGAATAGATTTGTCTTGCTTGTGATAACATCGTTTGATTGATGCGCTTATAGTTACTTTCCGCTAACTTAAAATAACTTCTCATTACTTTATCGACTATCGTTTGCCCGTCACTTACAAGTGGCAACACGGCACCCACTTCGGCTAATTTGCTGAAATAGTTATCTACTTGTTTTAAATCACTGTATCCCGCATCTTTGACAATAGAAAAAAGCTTCTTAGCTGATACTCCCGAAGCTTTAGAAATTTTATTTATCATTTGCTGATCTAATGCATGAACTTGATTAAGTTTTTCTATTTGCCAAGCCAGCACATTGTCGGCGCTGATATTTTTCTTTGTTTTCAATCGTCGAACAATAAGAGTGAACAGTTCATTTTCGAGCGTTGTGTATACATCAACAACCGGTTGCACAAATAAGTCGAGTTGTCGTGGAGTTAGTGTCATCTAATCCACTTCCTTTTTAGAGGTCTTTTCCTTCTCTTTGATAGTAAAGCCGTTGCCAGCATCCGCTAAAATCTTTTTCGCTTTTTCTTCGTCAAATGGAAATGCAGCAACAATCATTTCAAGGGCTGAATTATAAGGAAGCTCTCCTTTAGCAACTGATTGAACTATATTGACTAATGAAGTTATTTGAGCGCCGTTTAGTGACACCTCTTGAATAGTTTCGCCTGCAACAGCACTAGCTTCTAATGTCCCGTTCGCGTTTTCATCTGGTAGCTCAATATCTCCTAACAATCCAGATAAATCATTCCCCGGAATTTCTGCTCGTGCATCTTTTTCTATCTCTTCTTTCCACTCTTCAGCTTCTGCATCGGTAATATTCCAAGCGCGCTGTAAAGCAATTTTAAGCGGTATCATACCTTGGTTTTTAGCAGTAGTATAACGATTGATTGTTGTATCTTCATCTTGTGCTATAGAATCGTCAAAATCGACTGTAATCGTGTCTAACTCAACTACATCGCCGCTATAAGCTTCGATAAATTTCCCGACCTCAAGAATGCTCACAATCATTTCTTTTATGCCTTGCTCGATTAGTTGCGAATGACTGTTTTTAGTTTGATAAGTTTCTGACTTCTCGCTTACAACTTCTGTAGCTGTTTTTAAGCCGTTTTCATCGAAAGTGAATGTGCCAGCGCTTAATCCAACCTGCATCGCATAAATGCGTAGCATTGCGTTTATAGACTCGATGAACTCCGTTGAACGAATCTCTACAGATATATCTTTTACTGATTTACCATCTGCATCTTGGTCGCCTTGATATAAAAAGAATGCTTCATCAGTTGAATCGAAATACTGCGTGGTTGAGCCGTCTAAGTTGACAGCCGTTTTAACGAAGCTCGAAGGCACCAATACTTTCTTTTTGCCAAGCTTAAACTCTTGATAGTATGAATCAAACATCAAATCAAGCGTTTTTAATGTGTCCAATGCGTTAGCATAAACAGAAATGCCGAGCGGGCTCGTTAAATTCTTGTTATTCGCTATATTAGGTTTGATATAAATGAACGATGGGCGGGTAAATTTTGGTAGTGGTACAACTGGCTCAATATCATTAAACAACAGTTTTAAACTTACTTTTGTACCAAGCTCGTTCGGCGTGTCTGACTGATAAAGTTCTGTCGTGACTGTATACACATCGCCTTGCCACTCATTCCACTCAAGCAACGTATAATATTTATTGTTTTTGTGGAAACTATTAGCAATAACGCATTCGTCTACATTCTCGCTATCATTGGACAATGGATACATGCAATCAGCAGTCGCAAATGATACTTTAACGTTTTGATTCCCGTCATGATAAACCTTGATAACAAAACCGCCCATAGCTTCGCCGTACTCGATATAGCGTTCCATGTTTTTAGTAAAACCGTTCGTTTTCAGCACATTTAAAACAAACTCTTCCGCTTCTTCGTTGTCTATATTGATTTTTACTTTTTCATTAAAAAGAAGCTTAGACATGTACTTAGCTGTAACTTTTGGCAAATTCATAGATAATTGTCGTCTATTTACTCGATTACCATTATGCTCGTAATCGAGATTATGCCACTCTGCATAATGACCTTGATATAGTCGTTTCCACATATCAATATACTTATAATCTTCATCATTAGCATTTACTTTTTTGTGGTCTTTTACTTCTTTCAACGTCTTCAATAGCCCCATTCTCCGCATCACTCCTTTCACTCCCGCAATGATTTGATTAATCAAGGTTTTCACCCCCTAGAATTTGAGTCCCAATTTTCTCAGATTGTCTTTTACATAGTACTGAAAAGCATCACACGTATGATCGTTTTCTTTGATAACTTCGGGCTTATCTGTGTTAACTGTTTTGATATCCCACTGATATTTTCTGTGTTCTTCGATGAATATTTGATTTTCGGGGATATCGAGATAATAAAAACGACCTTGCGCTAACAAATCACACACAAAGTCGACCATATCTACTTTTTTACCTTTTGCCACAGGATGTAAGCTAACGCCGAAATCTTTATAATACTGATTACGAAGCCCGCCTTCTGCGCTATCCACTGTTTGCGTATCTACAGGCGCATTATACTTTGCGACTATTTTAGTCATGAACTCGCGTAACTCTTTTGAATAATCCGAAGGTGCTTTCTTAACCACTTGGTTGGCGGGACTGTAATAGTACGTATCTAGTAAAATTACATTTCGCTTTGCTGTAAGCCCGAAAGCTAAACACGTAGTAGCTGAAACTTGATGTCCTGTATCAATAGCAAAGTCAATTAAAATAAGCCTGTCATCCGCAGGAATAGCTTTAAGCGGCTGAAACAGGTTCATGTTATAAACATTATCACCAAGACCAATTACCTCACCTAGATACATCCATCTATAATAATCGAAGTCGTTCTTTTTGTACTTCTCAATCTTCTTAATGATTTGCTTAGATAAGAAACCTTTTTCGTCATTTAAATAAGTTGTATGATGAATTAAATAATCATCATCACCACGTCTTGCATCTACGTACTCATTAACCCACTCATATGGGTTACGAGGGGGGTTATAAGACATATAAGTCGTTACTTCTTGATTATCCGGTAAATCTTCGCGGATAAACGTATCTTCTACCACGTCAATATCAGTCACACCGGAAAATTCGGCTAATTCCTCGAACCAAAGAGCGCTAACATAACCGACCGGTATTTTCATAGATTTAAGCTTTGCTGGATCATCACAGCCAGAGAAGTAAAAGCCCGTCCCCCATTTTTTGTGAATAATTTCCATTGGTGATTTACCGAAGTTAAATTGGTCCGCAACACCCATTTCATATAAAGCCCATTTAATCTGCTGATAGACTGACTTATAAAGTGTATTAGCTACTTTACGAAGACACACCATATTAGATTGTGGATTAGCCATTTTCTTCTCAACTAGCTTTAAACTGATAACAGACGACTTCATAGAAGAACGTCCGCCCTTGGCTATGATGTGATTATGTTTAGATAGCCATAAATCGTAGAAAGCGGGATTAATTTTATCTATGACATTAATAACTTGATAATCAGTTAACTTCTTGTGAATCGTTGCGTTCACTGTCAACACCTGCCTTCTTATCAAGGTAGGCTTGCATTTCGTCAACGTTTGACATGATAATCGTGGTTGTTCCTTGATTGCTTTCTTGTTTTGTATCCGCTCTTAGCTTATCAATTTGCGCTTGTATTAACTCTTCTTGTAATTTATCTCGACCGCCTGCTACATGACGCTTAACAATCTCTTTTAGCGCTGATACTCGTTGATTGATGTCAGCAGTCTTTGTAACGACGGAAAAGCCATCTGCATTTGAAACAATTACTTCTTCTTCCATTTCCCCACGAGCTATTTCAGTGAACAACTGCATAGCTTCTGTATAGCCCATAACTCGCTTTTCTTCCAATTCACTCAAAACCTTGTCTACATAGTCTTTTATGACTGGTTTTGACAAGTTTTCCGTCGCTATGCGGTTAGCTGTTTTAGAGCTATATCCAGCAAGTCGTGCAGCTTCTGTAGCGTTGCCGCATTTTATATATTCATCCGCAAATCGTTTTTGTTTTTCGGTTATTTTCACTACATATCACCACACTCCCTTTAATTCATTAAAATGCTTCCGCCTAGCTTACTTCATCAAATTGTTTCTTTACAACAACCCCAACGCGAGTTGCTAACTCTATAACAGATTTTCTTTTTATTCTTTTATACTGCGCTATCCCATAATTCGTTTCTAATGCTATTGCCATATATCGCTTTCCATCTATGTAGCATCTAATCAGAATCAATCTCTGTAATTCATCCATGCCGTTAAGCACTTCGGTAAATCCGTTCACTAATCCTTGCGCGCCTATAATAACTTGTTTCCCGTGCCTGATTTGGCTATTTAAATGAAACGACCTAAAATTTGGTTCTTCTAGATATCCGTCATTTCTCAATCTTATTTTTGCGGATAATCCCGAAACAACTCTTAATTGTTGAAATTCTTTAAAAAACTGTTTTACGTTGCGAACTGTCGCAATATAATCAATGTCATTTTCTGTTAATGACATATAAATCAACTCCTTATTTTTATGTATCAAAAAAGCCCCGAATAATTCGGAGCTAATATTTTTAAATTATAATCTGTTTTATGTTGAAGCAATAACATTTTCCAAACAAATTCAATTGAATCCATGATACAGCAAAACGTCGCCCATCTTCATTTGCATATTTAGTAATGTAATGATTTAACATGTGATTCCCTCCTTGTTCGTTTTTTATAATATACTCGGCAAGGATTTGCACCTTGCATGAACTAATTAATTTGTTTTACAGGAGTTTTAAGCTAAGACATACGTTTCTTAGCCACATTAGTTCTATCCTGTGCTTCGTCTACCTGTTCCGCCACGAGTATTTTTTATAAATGAGAAGTGGAGCGCAGACTCAATATATGATTTATTTTTGTAATCATCTTCACTTCTCACTAATAACATTTTATCACCTTTTTTTACTCAAAAAGTGCCACAAAAGTGCCATTTTCAGTTTAACACTTCAATATTGAGCGTAGTTGCTAACTCTATGACAGCCTTCCTTTTCTCACGCTTATACTGTCGTTCTTCGTAAGGAATATCAATCATAATGACAACATCTTGGTAGTTATGAATGTACTTCTCAAACAGTATTTTTCTATGAATGTGATCTAGTTGATTCAAAACAGCATCGTATCTTTTAACAGCTTCTTGTGCTGCATGAACATTATCGACATTATGAATAGCAGCATCTTCTACTTTTGAATGAAATTCATTCCCAAAGTTTGGTGGCGTAATTTTATAAGTTGTTGTTAGTGTTGGTAATTTACGACTTCCTGCCATTACACGCAGCATTAAATAGTCTTTAAAGAACTTTCTTACTGCTCTGACTGTCTGAATGTAGTTAATATCTTCAACTTGTGGTAGATTGAATAGTTGTCCCATAAAGTCGCCCCCATCACTTTATAAATTTTCGATAAACTCCCTTATTTTTTCAACTTTTTCAGCTGTATCAATAAAAGATTCTTCGCTAATTGCTTCTAATTCAATATTATAATTAGCGATTTCTATGTCCTTTCCGTTACAAATTGCTTCTCTGGTAACTACATTTAATTTTTCAATTTGCATTTTCATCCTCCTAAAATATATTTCCCCAAATCCATGATACGCCTTTTACCAGCGCGCCTAACATAAATACAGAAAGCAGTATCCAGAAAGCCCAAAAAGCAATGCTTATAACTGTTATTCCGATTTTGTTAATCATATTCCACCTCCACGATCACACGGCTTTCTTCGTCTTTATCGACTATGAAGTAATCAGAAAAGCCCTCGATATAATTTAAGTTGTCGTTCTCTATAAATCCCGCTTCCATCATGCCATCGAAAATAAATTTTTTAGCAAAAGCAATATTGTCTGGATCTTTTTTCTTGTTAGGAATAATCCAAGTAAATTTAATCCGACACGGCGTAGAGAAGGACACACCGTGGCTCATGGCTCTTTTTACATAACAAGCGCAAATGTAGGTCATTTGTTTTTTTACTTTCGCAGCGGCTTGTCTGTGTCCTCTCTCTTTGTTTATATAAGTGTTTAAATCTGTTAACGGAAGAGGGATTATAATTTTGTTGCTAGTTGTGGTAGTCTTCGATAACTCTTGTTTCATAAATAACTTCTAACTCCTTGTCCGATAAATTGTTTAAATATTCGACCGTATGACTTGTATAATTAGCGATTGCGTCTATTAGTTCTTTCCTCTCCTTAGCTCTCATGTTGCCACCTTTTGACGCTTAGATAGCCCGTTCTTTCTTTTGAATTCCATTAGTGAACCTCTACTAATGCCAAGGCTTTCCGCTATCTGAGCATCAGTAAGTTTTTTACTTAATTGTCTGTATTCAGTGACTGTAAATATCGAAAGCAACTGTGTTGGCGTAGCTATACCTTTCACTTTATCTCCTCTTGCTTCCAGCGTTTCTAGTTTTTCAATTAGTTTTTTTCTATCTGCAAGCGTCTTGCTTTTTTCAATCTCAGTAATAACTTCCCATTGTTTTTCCCTTAATTCCTTTCTGTTCATTTTCATCGCTCCCCGTCATAAAATTAGATGCTCAAAATGGCAAATCATCTTCATTAATATCAATCGGCTTACCTTCACTTGCAAATGAATCGCTCTTCTGGCTCGTATCCGCTCTATATGAGCTTGTTTTATTGTTATTTGAATAATTAGCTTGGTTTTGATAATTATTTGATGTAGCGCCTTCTGCGTGGTTTCTGGGCTCTAAGAATTGAACTGATTCAGCAACTACTTCTGTAATGAAAACACGTTTACCATCGCTATCCTCATAATTACGAGTTTGAACACGTCCATCAACACCCGCCATGCTTCCCTTCTTCAAGAAATTAGCAACGTTTTCCGCTGGTTTACGCCAAACAACACAATTAATGAAATCGGCTTCTTGTTCTCCTTGTGCATTTTTAAATGGGCGATTTACCGCTAACGTAAAAGTCGCAACAGCCGCGCCAGCTGGAGTGTAACGTAAATCAGGGTCTTTTGTTAATCGACCTACAAGAACTACACGATTCATCATTCACTTTTCCTCCTTATTTTGTTTTTTTCTGCTAGTTCTTCTTCAAATAAGTTCATTTACTCTTCCTCACCTTCTTTTAGATAGTCGCCCTCATCAAACAGCAACAATGCACACTCGATTTCCGAGGGCTCACATGTGCCTATAAAGTCGTCATAATTGGCATCTCCTGAATTTTCAAAAACAGCGTATTTTATAGGTGCTAAAGCCACACATGCTTCATGAAAATAGTCGCGTTCGTTGACAAGTACAACCTCGTCAAATTCCTTGAACACCTCTCCACATAAATTACATTTTTTCATTCCGCCACCTCCATCAATTCCGGATTTTCGTGTATGTTGCCGATAACTGTCATAGCTGCTGAGTCAACTTCAACATCAAAGTAGAATCTGTTATCGAAATCTTCGGGATCTTCTCTTGTAATTTTAATTCCGTCGATTTCATCCGGTATCGTTTCGCCACTAACAGCAGGAGGCTTAATCAAATCAAGGTAATACGCACATATATCCGTGTCATATTTAACCACTCCAATGTATTCTACTTCTTGGTAGTATCCCATTGGCCAGTGTTCTAAAACTACTTGCACAATGTCATTTTCAAAAATAGTTTTTTCGTCTTCATCTTCGCGACCTATACAGCTTCCAAGTGTTTTTTCGTCTATCGCGTGCATGTTATTAATAATAAAATGTGCATAAGTTAATGTGCTAGCGCCTTTTCGTTCATCTGCAAAAATGAAAGTAGCGCTATCCTCAAACTGCATTAAATTACCGTAAATCCATTCTCTGTTGTCTATTCGTTTACCTCTAAACTCAATCTCTCTCATGATTCGCCCTCCAATCTCAAATTAAATCAGCATCAATTAGTAAAATCGTTTCATTGGCAGTTTCATAAAACCCTTGTTTTATTTCTTCCAATGAGTTCTACTCTGTCTCCTTCTCTAAATCTCATGCTTGTTCCTCCTTGATTTTTTTAGAGTTAATATAGTGCGAATAGGTCGCATCTGCTTCTTTTCGCCAACCATTTATCTCGTTTTTTGATTCCCTTCTATAATTGATTTTGTGATTTCTTATATAGTTTTTAACTAAGCAATAAGACAAATTCATTTCTGCTGAAATCTCTTTGATTGTGTACCCTTGATTTCCAAGATGACGAATCATTTTGTCATCTTCTTTAGACATATGTTTGTTTGTCAGTCCTAACAGTACCTTTCTTCCTGATACAGAGGCTTTCGTTCTTCTTAATCGTTCAGCGAATTGGTCATTCGACATAATAATATAATTATTTTTTAGTAACTCATCTTCTTTTTTGGTCCATGGCCGTCTGATATAAGCTACCGAAGAATCTCTTTTTCTTAACTTCACTAATCTGTTTAAAACAGCCTCTTTTGTACGTCCTAAAAATTCGGCAGCATTGCCAATATTATCGTCGTTTTCATAAACAAAATACTCTAAATAAATATCATCATCTTCTGTCCAATCATAATTTTTACTTATCCCAAGTCGCGTCGCTTTGTTTTTTATTGAGTAGTACGATCGATCTAGAAAATTAGCTATTATTTTAGTGTCTACGTATTCGTAATTATTCTGCAAAACTCTAATTTCCTCATCCGTCCAATTTTTTCGCATCTAATCACCTCGCTAAGCAATCTGCATCAAAACAGATAACATTTTTTGATCATCTTTCTTTTGTAATTCGTCTAACACATGCGCGTATGTTTCTTGTGTGACACCTACATCAGCATGCCCAAGTCTTGACGAAATCGTATGAATCGAAACTCCTTCTGCCAGCAACACACTTGCATGCGTATGTCGTAATGCGTGAAAGCTAATCTGTGTAATGCCTGTTTCTTTGCATTTAGCAGCTAAAAAATTGTTGATGGTTGAATTGAATTGACGTTTGTAAGTGCCGTCTTCAAATTTTTCAACGAAAATAGGTTCATTTTCTGGTAAATCTTTTATAAGCGGTTTGAACTGCCCGACAATCTGCCAATCAATTTTAATGGTCCTTACTGACGACAATGTTTTCGTTTTAGCAAATCCTTTGTTGTATTTGTAATCCCATGTCTTATTGATAGATATAGTCTGTGCTGTCCAGTCGAAGTCTGCTGGAGTGATAGCTAAAGCTTCCGCATAGCGCATTCCTGTCTTAGCTACGAGCATTACGAACCATCCAAATCCGATTTCATTCGTATCGAGTGATTGTAATAACTTCGATAACTCCTCTTTCTGTAAGAATTTCCGTTTTTTCGCTCGTGTCGGTTCTGCACCTTTTATAACAACTCTATAAGTCGGGTCTTTATCTATTAATCCATCGTGAAACAAATCTTTAATGCATGCTTTTACATGATGATGAAAGTCTTTTACCGTTTGTTTCTCATGCGTTGCAGCATACACGTTAATAATTCGTTGATATTCTCGTCTATCAAAATCTGAGATGAAAAGTTTTGGGCATATATCTTGAAGTTGTTTTGCTGCATTATAGTATTTAGCTAGTGTTATTTTTGCAATTGCTCCAACTTTATACACTTCAATCCACTCTTCAAAGTAATCACAAAATAGTATTTCTTTTTGCTTCTTAGCCATGTTCTCCCTCCTAAAAAAGTTTCAATTGTGATGCTTCTTCGTCCTCTGTTTCTAATTCATTTAAATATCTATCAGCTACTGAAAGAGGGCTTTCTATATGTTCGATAACTGGTTCTAGCCATTTCTGAATATTAAATTCCTTCTCTACGGTTTCAGTGTGTGGCATGATGTTGAAAGAGCTGAAATTCAATAAGTCGTCTTTATCGTTTTGAATGAAATATACTTGTTTCGCTTCTCTTGTTAGCGCATCCCCGTGAATAACTGTTGCGTTCATTCCTCTAATCATTAGATTAAAAAGAAGGAACGGCAGCGCACGATCTGATAATTCTTCACATTGATACAAATACATAGATGGCAGATAATCAAACGGCGAATATTTTAGGCAATCTTCATACCATTTGCAAATCGTTAAACTACCTGTTCCCGCAGCAACATCTAATCTTGTTCCGCCCTGACCTGTTAAGCCTCGTACTAATTGCGATGCAACATTGCTTATTGCTGTTGGTGTGAAATCTTGCGCATATTTCTTTTTATTCGCATGCTCTTCTTCAAAATAAACATGAAACCAGTCTTTTTCTAAATGCGTATCATGTTGTAAAAACTGCTTAAATATCTCTTCTCGTTTTTCTCTATCAAACAAAATGTTCATTAGTGCGTCAGATGCTTGATACGATTCTTTTATTCCGATTAAACTATTAATTGTTTCCGTTGTTAGTGTCATGCCTTTGCCTCCTTCTCAGCGGCCCATTTGGCTTTTATCTCTGCGACTTGCCTTTCTAGCGCTTTTTTCTCTTCTTCTGTCAGCTCTGGCTTTTTAGGTGCTTCTTGCTGGTCTTTGTCGAACCAGTCCGGCAATATTTCTGGTTTCGTTTGTTTGTTGTATTTGTTGAAAGTGGGCTTGTTATATTTTTGCTCTAGCTCTATCTGCCGTTGTTTTTCCGCTGCATCAACATCAGCTATTGTTTTAAATCCTCTGCTTTCCCAGTTTTTAAGAATCTTATTAACGTAAGCGTAATTTCGTTTGTTTGCTCCTTGTTCAGAAGTAACCTCCAAAGCCTTCATGACAATTTCTCGATTACCTGCAAAATCATCTACCCAAGCATGTAGCTTTTCCATTTCAACTGGAAGCATCATTCCGAATCCATTTTGTTCCCAAAAATCCTTGAAATTTAAATCGCTGTTGTTGTTAATATCTTTCTTTAATTCTTTAATTCTTAAGTTCTTTAATTCTTGTTTATGTCCCTTTCGTTGTACCATTTGATGTTCTTTCGTTGTATCTTCCGTTGTGTCAATCGTTGTCCCTTTCGTTGTTCTTATTTCCTCAGAAATTCCTTGAAAGTCGTTGTAATTACTGATTTCGTACGTTGTCCCTTTTTGTCTACTTTTAGTTATCGTTATCATGTCATTTTTTTTCAATAGTTCTAAGAACTTTCGAACCTGTTTTCTGTCCGCATTCCATCGATTTGAAAGCCATAATTCAGATGTATGTTTTTGTCCTCTTTTTATCGTTATTAACTCTCCGTTTATCAAAATATCCCTATCTTGGTGATTGGCTAAAAGGAGCAAATCCAACCACCATTTTAAATATTTTTCATTCTCCCAAATCCAATGTTCTTGTAGAGAACGATAAATTTTTATCCAACCACTAGACATGCTCCTTTTCTCCTTTCATTTAGATCATTGACCCTTGAACCTCCGAACCAGCTTCTAACGTGTCAGACGGCGTTATGGGCGCATCTATGATATCTGGTATTGATTCATCTTCTGTAACGTCTTTGCGATTTCTAGGCTCTGCTTCGTCCTCTGTGACAGCTGTTTGCATATCAATGGATAAAATCCCCCACTTGCTTAACATGTTTCTAAGAACAGTCTTTTTAGCCATTGCATCGTAATCTTTTTTCCATCCAAAATCTGATTTACTAAATTTCTTTTTATGTGCTTCAATTTCTTTGCGAGTCCAATAAACCGTTTTTTCAAAACCATTTATCAACTGAAAATAACCACAGTAACCAATGACTTTTTCACTTGTATTGTTGTCTAAATCTAGTTCGATTTCTTCAGTAAGTCGATTCCATTTTAGTAACTCGCCATCTCGCACTTCGATAACATTAATGCTTTTATATTGTCCTGTGCGTAGCGCTAACTGGATGTATCCTTTATAACCAAGCTGAAACTGTGCTCTGCCTTTGTAAGGAACAATCCACGCATAACCTA